GAGGCCACAGCTAGAGCATACGGCGCAGATAAGATCCAAAAGATTAGCTATAAGCAGATGGCCGAGGAGCTATCTACTGAAGGCTACGATGGGGGTTTTATCGCTCGCATAATCGATCCATTGCAGGCGACTAAGGCTAGCCCTCAAGACGCGTACAAAATGCAGCTAGCGCTCGTTGACGCAGGCAAGAGAGCATTTGATTTAGGTGAGCAAGTTAAGGCAGCCAAAGCTGCTGGCGAACTAACCCCAGAGCTGACCTCTGCTTTTATGCAGGCAGTAGCTTTAGAGGGTACCCTAGTCAAAGCAGTACGCGGCCGTCAGGCTGATATTGCCCGTACCCTTGGTATCTTCTCCCAGGCTCGCCAATCCAGCGCCCAGCGCGGTGAGATGCTAGAGGCGATTATGAATGAGGCCGGTGGCATTGACTCAGTACATGATTTTGCTAGCAAGTACACAGCTCTGTCCGCATCAGGTCGCGCCAACCTAGCTGAGAATGGTTACGCTAGCGTATTGTCGCGCGGTACCGATATGTGGATGAGCACATGGATTAATGGCTTGCTATCCAATCCAACTACCCATGCTAAAAATATTGCTGGCAATACTTTCTTTGGTGGCTTGCAGATCCCCGAGCGCGCCTTAGCATCCGTTATTGGAAAGACCCGTAACTTCATGTTTAAGGATGGTGAGCAAGCTATCTCAGGCAATGAGATTTACGTACAGGCTATGGGCTTTTTGCAAGGCATCCGCGAGGGTGGTGAGATTTCGGCTAGAGCATTTAAGAGCAATACCCCTACAGATCCATTCCAAAAGATAGAGGCAACGCGCTTAAACCGTGAGCCCTTTGAGATTGACATGGGCGACTCAGATACTGGCAAAGCAATGAGCGGAGCTCTAAAGTACTGGGGTAAGTTTGTAACAATACCAGGCCGCGCCCTGATGGCTGAGGACGAGTTTTTCAAAGCAGTCGGCTACCGCATGGAGCTCAATGCTTTAGCTACCCGCGAATCAGAAAAGATGTATAAGTCGCTAGTAGATAGCGGTGTAGCGCCTGATAACGCTGCCCGTCAATCGGCTGACTTTATGGCTGAGATGTTGGCTAATCCTACGGCAGATATCCAAGACGCTGCTATGGGTGTATCGCGTACTGTTACGTTTACCCGTGAGCTGGAGCCAGCATTGCAGGGTATCCAGCGCGCAGCTCAGAATCCATTAATTAAGATGTTTGTACCGTTTATTAAAACGCCTACGAATATTGCTTTAGAGGCTATTACTCGCACGCCTGGCTTGAACTTTGCAAGCCCACGGTTCTGGGGTGACTATAACGCAGGCGGCATCCGCAGGGATCAGGCCATTGCTCGGGTTACTTTGGGCGGCGCAATGATTTACTCGGTAGCGGCTGGCGTATTTGAAGGCCGCGTTACAGGCTACGGCCCTATGCGGATGGAGGATAAGAAGGCGCTAGAGGGTACAGGCTGGCAGCAGTTCTCCTTTGTGTTTGATGCTAAGGATGTATCTGAGGAGATGATGGCCAAGTTTGAGAAACTGACCACCGTTTCCCGCGGCCCAGATAAGGTGTATATCTCCTATGCTGGATTGGAGCCGATCGGTACCTTGCTCGGCATTGGCGCTACATCAGGTGAATATGCCCAAATGACTCCAGGCGGCGAGGACTTAGACAAGCTAATGATGGGCGGCACTCTAGGGGTTTACCAGTACTTATCAGAGCAGCCTATGCTACAAGGATTTAGCGACATTCAGAAGGTATTTACCTCCGGCTCTAAGGATGGCCCCACAATCCTATACGATTTAATCAATGCAGCCAGCAAGCAGATATCCCAGTTTGCTATTGGCGGCTCTCCGCTGGGGGCGCATAGCTCTTTGATTGCTGGTACTGAGCGGATTGTAGATCCTAGCAAGTCAAGCACGATGCCTGCTGAGATGAGTACTAAGACGGGCATTATCGATCCGGCAGTACGCGGTTTCTATAGCGCTGTTCAGTACTACAAGTCACGCAATCCGCTGACCTCTGACAGCCTGCCACGGGCCTTAGATCCGATTACGGGTGAGGTTGAGATGGTCGGCAAGGGCAAGCTCTATGAGATGTTTAACCCATTCAAAGAGTCAAGCGGCAAGTACAACCAGGCCAAGGCTGTGCTGGTGGCTTATGGCGTACCTATGTATATACCAAAGAAATCAATCGATGGTATCCAGCTGTCGGCTACCCAGTACAACCGCTGGATTGAGCTGGCCACGCAGGATGGGGCTTTGGCAGATCAGATCGCTTATTTGGGTGAGTCGGACTCCATGCAGAACTTGGCTAGCAATGACTTAGGTAAGGCTCAGGCCATCATCTCTAAGGTGATATCCGATGCCTACTCTAATGCCAAGCAAAGGTTGATTGCAGAGGATCCCGAGCTGTTTGATGCTATGCGGGAGAACGATGAGTTTAAGCGGGACTACGGTAAATATAAACGCTAGATTTTTTTAGCAAAATCAGATAGATTCAGACTAAGTTAAGGAAAGATTATGGCAGATTACGCGATATCCAATGTACCCCGCAGAGTGGTCTATGCCGCATCAGGCACAGGCCCTTATTCGTTTACTTTTGAGATTCTAAGCCAAACCGATATCGCAGTATACAAAGCCAGCACATTGCTGACCTTGACTACTGACTATACCGTTACGATTAACGCTAACGGCACAGGCTCTGTAACGCTAGTGGCTACAGCTGGCACCAGCAACATTACGATTGTCGGCGCTAAGAATATCCAGCGCACTACTGACTTTACCACAGGCGGCGATCTGTTTGCTAACACACTAAACGATGAGCTGGATAACCAGACCATTTTTATTCAGCAGGTAGCCGAGACCGCAGAGCGCGGCCTCAAGGCGCCAGTAACGGATCCTACTGATATTGCAATGACATTGCCTGCTAAAGCAAGTAGAGCAAATAAATATTTAGGCTTTAATGGGGATGGAAACCCAGTAGCGGTATCAGGAACAAATGTATCTCCAGGAACTATGGGAGACCAAAACAGTAACAATGTAGCAATTACTGGCGGTACAATTACTGGAATTACAGATTTAGCTATTGCTGATGGCGGCACGGGCGCATCAACCGCGGCAGCTGCTCCGTTTGCATTGAAAGGATCTAACTCAGATATAACAGCTTTATCTGGTTTAACTACCGCTTTATCTATTGGACAAGGAGGCACAGGGGCGACTAGTTTATCTGCTGGAAATGTCTTATTAGGTAACGGAACTTCATCAATTCAAGCAGTAGCACCAGGCACCTCAGGAAATGTTTTAACTTCTAATGGATCTACTTGGACTTCTGCCGCAATATCAGGCGGTGTTACATCTCTTAATGGACAAACAGGAAATATTACCAATACAACATTTGGCAATATTGGTAATACAGCAACCTTACTTCTTTTTAGTACATCAACATTTAAAACAAACGACACTGTATCAGGCTCTATTCTTTATTACCCAACAACTGCAACGTATCAAGCATCTGTGGGCCTAATAACATCACAATTTTCAAGCACTAGCGTTTACACAAGTGTTGGTTCTAATGTAGGCTCAGAAAATGCTACGCCTACTCAAAAGGTTCTGGGAAATACGGGGCACGTAGCACCATTGGGTTGTTCAACCGTCTCAGGAACATGGCGCATTGTAAGTTTAACCGGTAGAGGTGATTCTTCTTACGATTTATGCACTAACACTACAACCGTATTATACGGTCAAGTAATGGTAGTAAGAGTTTCTTAAGGAAAAATAATGTTTACTATTGAATATGTAAAAGATTTGGAGTGGTGCAATGCGGAGCACACTATTTTTTCATGCGTTGTTAAGTACGAAGAATTTAACGAAGAACACCCAACAGGGGTAAACGAAACTGATTCGTATGCACACATCCAAGAAATTTGGTCTAAAGGAAATGCGGGAGTATATGGTTTAATTGCGGAATATGTACCACCCGAAGCTCCACCGATTCCAGAGATTGATTTACAGCAACCAATTACAGAAGGAACTGAGCAAGCATGATTGGAGTAGCCCCAAAACATTCGTTTACTTATAGCAATACTAGAGTAAATGTTTTTCACGCAAATATTGGTGAGGGGCTGCCAAAGCATATTCATACTTATTCTCATGCAACTATGTGTAACTCGGGATCATGTTTAATTAGTCTTGAAGGGCGAACGCACACCATTAATAAAAATAGCAAGCCGCTTAATTTACCTGCTGGCGAATGGCATGAAATAGAAGCATTAGAAGATAGCACGGTATTTGTAAATGTATTTCAAGAAGGAAAGCAATGACGTACCCAAATTCAACGCCTGAGTTTCGTATATTAAAAGCGATTTATGGCAATGCCAAATTGCAAGTGCGTTATATAAACATTACACAAGGCTATCAAAGCAAATGGCAAGACGTACCATTACTTGAACAGGAAAGGGAAAAAATTAATGTTTGTAATTGATTGGATACTAGCTAAGTTTAACTACCATAAATTTTATAAGGTAGATATGGATACACTTTGGGCTGAGATTGATAAGCAAGAGGCCAAGCCAGCAGCTCCTAAGAAACGACCAGCCCGTAAGGTAGCGGCCAAGAAACCAGCGGCTAAGAAAATAGTTGTAGCCAGAAAGAAAGTCTAATCATGTCTAATCTTACCGACCAAGAGCTGGAAGATATTGTGGAAAAAGTAACCGAGAGGGTGATCGAAAAGGTATACACCTCGGTAGGTAAATCTATTGTGACTAAATTCTTTTGGGTGGTGGGCGTGGCCGCGATCAGCCTAGTAACTTATCTGGCTGGCATTGGCCAAATCAAGGTAGGCTAGGATGTGGCAGACGAGTTCGGATTTTTGGCTGGAGCAAAGGGTTTTAGCGAAGGCATAAATAGTGGCAAGGCCGCTGGCAGAGAAATCTCTAAGGGCATTGAAAGCCTACAGAATGAGGCGCTTGAATCAGCTCAAGAGAGATCCAGAGAGAGACGAAGAGCCCAGCGAGAGGCTGAGTTTAAGAAACAAACTGCCACTATCAAAGCTCTACAGGAATATCAAAGACGCAAAGTAATCTCCGATGAGGAGGCCAAACTAAAGATAGACTTTGTACGCAAGTACGGAGCCAAAGAATGGGATCAAGTTTTAAGAATTAAGAATGAGATAGCTAAAGTGGAAGAAGAAAATACTAAGGCTTTCAAATCTGATTTGCATGAGCGCAGGGTAGCATTAGCATGGTGTTTCTTTGCTGCGTTCTGGGTTACTGTTTATCTTAAATACATAGGGGCGTTCTAATGCTAACTTTAATTTCAACCGCGCTGTCTTTCCTGATGGGCGGCCTACCAAAGCTGATGGATTTTTTTCAAGATAAATCAGACAAATCACATGAGCTACAGCTAGCTAAGATGCAGACAGAGCGCGAGATGCAGATGCTCAAAGAAGGCTACATTGCCCAGGCTAGAGTTGAGGAGATCCGCACAGAGCAGATCGCTATACAGACCGCAGAGAAGGAGCGCGAGGCACTCTATGCCCACGACATCGCTATCGGTCAAGGCGCGAGCCAATGGGTTATTAACCTACGCGCATCGGTACGTCCGATGGTTACTTATTTATTCGTATTCCTGTTAATCGTGGTTGATATCGCCTCGATCTGGTGGGCATGGTCAAGCGGCGCAGCGTTTGCTGAGTCGGTTACTCTAATATTTGATGGTGATGAGATGCAGATACTGGCCTCCATCATTGCGTTCTGGTTCGGCACTCAGGCATTCTCTAAAAAATGAGTTTAGAGCACCGCGTCATTGAGATGATTAAGCACCATGAGGGCGTTCGTACTAAACCGTACCAATGCCCGGCTTTAATCTGGACTGTAGGCGTGGGCCATGTAATTGACCAGTCGCATATCAAGGTACCGCTAGCAGAGCGCAAAGCCCTGCCTATCCCTGCTGGTTGGGATCGGGTGTTATCAATGGGAGAGGTAGATGAGATGCTTGCTAAAGACCTGGGCAGTTTTGAATCTGGGGTACGAAGATTATGCCCTGATGGCCTTACTCCTGGTCGCCTTGGCGCACTTACCAGCTTTGCCTTTAATGTTGGACTGGGTAATCTACAGCGTTCTACGCTTAGGATGAAACACAACAGAGGTGATTACGAGGGTGCCGCCGAGGCCTTCCTTGATTGGACTAAGGCTGGCGGCAAGGTACTCAAAGGATTGGTTACAAGGCGCAATGATGAGCGCGCCTTGTATCTTAGTTAACCCTCAATAGCCATCTTACGTTTTTGCTTGTGGGCTGCCATGCCAGCCTGCTGCACCGCGGTTAGCATCTTCAAGACATCCGCGTTTAGCGTATTGAACTCACCAATCTTTTGGATCTTGAGCTCTTTGGCTAGGCGCGAACGCGCTACCTTATCTGCCATCTCGTTATAACGATCCATCCATGCCGTCATGCCATCATGCAGCTCAGATGGTTTGCCGGGGATGTTTAACTTGAAGGTGCCTGGCGGCTGTATCTGATCGGATACAATCTCAACTGTTGTATTTTCGCTACACTCAGCAGCTGGTGTTTCCAAAATTTCTACCTCTGAAACTGACACAGATGGGATAGCATCAAGCGGGTTAGCGTGCTTGATCTGAGGCGCCTGTGGCGCTGCCGTATCGTCTGGGTAATCCTGAGCCTCCTCGACCGTGATTAAACCCTTCAGAACGTCTGGAAACGCGTCCCGTAGGGCAAAGCCACGGGCTCGCATCTGTAGCATACGCTTGGGGTACTGAGTCCAAGGCCCTTGCTTATTCCACAGGCCAGCTCGCTTGGCATCCTCAACAGAATACTTGCTGATAACCTCAGTACGATTCTTACGCTTGGCCACGCAGACCGCGATTGGATTGCTGGTACCCTCGCCCTCAAAGTACTCCTTCACGTCCTCACAGACGGGTGAGTTCTGGACTAAGGCCATCGCCGCGTCACCGTATACGCTAGGCTTACCGTTAATGGTCGCGATATTCTGCAAAGCCTGCAATGGTGCCAGGCCGAGCTCGTATCCCCATTGCACAGCGACCAGTACATCCTCTGGTTTATTTTGGTAGGCCTTGGGAACCATCGTGCTTTTACTCAGCATATTGCTGAAGTCGATAGCCTCTGTCATTGTCTGCGGGGCAAAGCCCTGGTGCTTAACTAAGTTGCTCATTTGTTACCTTTCAATAATTTTCTAGCTGCGATTTCGCGCTGGAGTATGTGCCAAAACGGCGATTTAATAATCTTCATAATTGCTTAATGGTTAAAGTGGACTGACGTATGGAGTACGCCTCTTTTGCGGGTGTTATCGTTGCTGGCTTTGCCTTGTAGCTACGGACTGGCCAGCTTATTTGGTACTGCCCTGCTACCCCGTGAGTATGGTTCTGCATAATGCCCATAATCTCGGTCTGTATCTTGCTATTTTCCTCTTCTGCTTTTGTAATTTTTGCCTTGTTTTCCAAAAGTAATTTGGTCAACTCCTCGACATAATTATCTAAGACTACTGGCTCATCATCTGAGCCTGAGCTAAAAGTACGAGCTGCATCCTTTGGATTGATAGGCGGGTAGTAATCAATCTCGCCTGTGTTTTTCCAGCGATCTAGCTTATCTTGAAACTCTTTGCAGGTCTTTTCAATGAGCTCTAGGGTTGCCGGGTGTTGTTTAAACAAGAATATACGCAGCTCTGTACCCTGATACAGCGTAGCAATCGCGCCCCAGGTTGCCTTGTATATCGCCATTTGTGCTTGCAGCTGTATAGGGCCTCTATACAGGGGCAACACGTCCTCAGCTGGCATTGAGGTTAGCTTGGCCTCAATGATGCCTGTACCACTCAGTACGATACTTTCGCTGCCGACCACGTAGATGCCCTTCTCAGGATCTGTAAAGACCTCGTTTACATTGCCTGTGGCTGTGCCGTCAAGAGAGCAGCACAGAGGCCACTTATCGTGGAAGTAAGGGAATGGGTGCTCAATCTCTAGCTGGCTGCATCCAAGCCTGTTGGCGGCCTCCATCAGGATTGTGGGCTCTAGCCGATTACCCCATGCCATCGCCTCGTTGCCGATGTCTGGCGGGTTAATGCCTTTTAAAAAATCAATGGATGACAGCAGCTCATCATTGGGTGATCTGTACTTGCTCATGCCGCAGACCGCAGGGATCCGGCTGGCTGAGAGCATATCGTTCGGAGTGACTTTACCTACCATTTTTTATACCTCGGTTTCTGTTTTATGGTCTAAGAGTGCTGCCAGGCTGGTTGCGTATACCGCAATGTCAGCGCTAAGGTTTGATGCAGCCTCAAAGTCGCGGCTCTCTGCGGCTGCGTAGGCCTGCTTGAGCAGATTGCTGATGGCCAAAAAGTAGCTAGCGTAGTTCATTTTTTAGACTCCTTCATGGCTGCCATTTTGGGTGAGCTTTTGTAAATGTACCGTTTCCACTTGTGCGTTACGTCATCTGGATCGCACTCGTAAAAGTCAGTAATGCGCCAGCCGCTACTGCGTAGCTTGTGGATATAGTGTGCCAAGCGGGTGATGCCGTACTTCTCGATTACGTCCCAGCTCGTAATGCCTTTGGCTCGGCTGCGCTTGAGTTCTGATTGAACTATCTCAAATTGTGTTGTCATTTCATTCTCCTTTCGTTACGAATAGATATGGTGCGATAGAACTCCCACTTCTTTTGGATCTCTTTGTCCTCGGATGGCGGTACAAAGCCATGCCGTTTAAGGGTGCGGCTTACGTCTGTCTTTGCTGCTGGGGTATAACCTACTTCTGGATTAAGAATATTCATTGCTGCTCCTTATGCCATTACTACGATTACTACGAACGCCAGGAAGGCCACGGTACCGATAACCTTATCCAGCAGGGAATCCTCAGACTTGTACAAGTCCTTGGGTGATTGGTTGTGCTTGTTAAATGACTGCATGATTAACTCTCCTCATTAATTTAGCCACTTGGGCTGGGTGCCAAACTTCATTGCCTTTGGCGGTCTTGATACCGCGAGCGCGTAACCCTTGAGCTACGTCCCGCAAGTTCGTGCCTACCTGCTTGATTACATCCTGTAGGCTTGGTGCTACTAAAGTAGCAAAGGCATCAGCCTTGGCCACAATCGCATCAGAACCAGCCTTAGAGCCCTTCTCTGGGCATGGGCTACCTAAGACAGTACCGCGCTCTTTGGCGGCCTGTAAGGCCTCTTTAGTGCGTTTACGGATACGTATTGACTCCCATTCAGCAAAGACAGCTGCGATCTGTAGGAATGTACGGTCAGCCTCGGGCATATCAGCTGCCACGAACTGCACGCCAGACTCCAGGAGGCCTGAGATGAAGTGAACATTACGGGCCAGACGGTCTAGCTTGGCAATGACAAGGGTAGCCTTCTGCTTTTTGGCGAGAGCCAAAGCAGCTGCGAGCTGCACGCGATCCGACTTGCGGCCAGACTCGACCTCTGTGAACTCGGCAATAATCTCTTTGCCTGCTAAGAATGTTTGCACAGCTGCGCGCTGTGCCTCAAGGCCAAGGCCTGACTGACCTTGACGCTGGGTACTGACTCGGTAGTAAGTTACATACATATCCAACTCCTGTTTCTCGGTGGTTGAGCGATATCGCTTAATACGAATATATCACGCTATATGTAGTTTTGTATAGGTATTTACCCTTAGATTAGGCTACGGGTAGTTTTCCTGTATGCTCACAGATATCGGGTAGCTTGACACTATTCAGCTCAGTCCTATCTCGTCAGGCACGACTAAAAAGACCTGCTACCCGGCCAACTAAAAGGATCAATATGTCAGAACTAAAGCCTTTCCTGGTGCGTCTGCGGCCAGATGTGCGTGAGCTGCTGGTGCAGGCAGCACAAGAGCGCCATAAACCCATAGCCAGCGTTATCAATGATGAGCTGCGCTCTGCCCTCAGCAAGACAGGCAATCTCAACCAGCGCCTTACGCAGCTGATCGGATGATTATTCTTACTCTGCCGTTCCCGCCATCAGTCAATACGTACTACAGACGCGGAGCCCATGCGACCTACATGAGTAAGCAAGGGCGCGAATACAAATGTAAGGTATCGGATTACATCGCGGAGTCAGGCACGCCAAAGCTCGGAGCTGCCAGGCTCTCTATGGAGATTGTGCTGTGGCCCAAAGATAAACGTAAATACGATATCGATAACAGGCTAAAGGCATTGCTGGACAGCCTACAGAATGCTGGCGTATTCGATGATGATGAGCAGATCGACCAGATTAATGTTTATAGGGGCTCTGGCACGCGCAGCGGTGGCCAGGCAAGAGTAATGATTGAGGTAATAGAGGATGCAAAATGAGGGTGTTAATTGCTTGTGAATACTCCGGCGTTGTAAGAGATGCTTTCATCGGGGGGGGGCATGACGCCATGAGCTGCGATTTACTGCCTACAGAGAGCCCAGGGCCACATTATCAGGGCAATGTTTTTGATGTATTAGATGCACAATGGGATTTAATGATTGCTCACCCACCATGTACTGATTTGGCCGTATCTGGAGCTGCTTGGTTTAAAGATAAGCGCATGGATGGCAGGCAGGCCGCGAGTATTGCCTTCTTTATGCGCTTGCTTAAAGCTGACATACCAAAAATAGCTGTAGAAAATCCTGTTTGCATTATGTCTAGCCTGTATAGAAAGCCTGACCAGATTGTGCAGCCCTATATGTTTGGCCACAAAGAAACTAAAGCTACTTGCTTATGGCTTAAAGGATTGCCGAATTTACTACCAACAAACGATGTGAAAGAAGAAACAATGGCCTTGCCAGAAAAGGAGCGTATGCGCCTTCATTACCTACCGCCATCTGAGGATAGATGGAAGATCCGCAGCCAGACATTCCAAGGCATAGCTGACGCAATGGCAAGCCAATGGGGCGCGGAATGAGCCATGAGAATGATGTGTACACAAAGGCCGTACAGGCCGACAGCTCGATTACAGGCAGGCGCTGGTGCTCTAACTGCCAATACGGCAAAGACTACAGGAATGGCTCATGGATCGTAAGCGCAAACAAAAGACAAAAGAGGTGGGTTTGCAAGGATTGCTGGGAGAGGAAACAGGCGAGGGAGGCCAGCAAGTAGATGACCGATTACGATGTCTCGCTTGTAATCAAGTTCACAGCTCATCCAGGCTACTTCATCTGCCGGATGGGAGGACAGTCGGAAACTACTCGGAAGAGTACCGCCTGTATGCTGAGGCTGCCGGAGTACTCAAGAGATTTAGAACTCGAAAGACCAGACAGCTGCACCTCTCGCGAGTGGCAGAAGTGCGTGGCCATGCTAGCTATGAGCAGCTGCGAAATGCCATGTTAGCGATATACGAAAGAGAAAAGAATGATTTGTCCAAATGAGCATTGCGATAGCGAAGATATCAAGGTAGCAGAGACACGTAAGCACGACCAGCGCAATTGGGTTTGCAGGCGCAGAGTCTGCAAAGAGTGTGAGTTCAGCTGGTGGAGCAATGAGATACCGCTGTTTGAGTTGCCACCGAGCCTGCGATGAAATACTGCATATCTGCTAGTTACGGCAATGACAGCGTGGCCTTGATCCAATGGGCGCGTGAGCAAGGCCTTGAGGATGTCACCGTTACGTATTCAGACACGGGCTGGGGATCTGTTGAATGGCCTGCAAGGGTAGAACAATGCGAAGAGTGGGCGCGCAGCCTTGGCTTTAAGACGCACAGAGTCATACCAAATATGCAGTTTGAGGAGCTCATGCAGTACAAGAAAGGGTTTCCAAGCCAGCGATATCAATGGTGTAGCGCATTGCTGAAGATTATTCCATTCTTAACCTGGTTAGATGACGCTGATCCTGAGCTGCAAACAACCATTGTGATTGGCTTACGGCGCTCTGAGAGCCAAGAAAGGGCTAACACGCCTGAGTTCATTGAGAAGAGCGAAAGGCATGGCGATCGCAAGGTCTGGTTCCCATTGGCTGCATTTTCGGATGAGGAGCGCAATGAGCTGCTATTGCGTGCTGGCTTTGAAGTACTGCCGCACAGGTCAATGGAGTGCGCGCCTTGTATCAATGCAAACAGGAATGATTTAAGAGGTCTGACTGAAGGCGATATCACACGCGTAGAGGAGCTGGAGTCTAAGGTAGGTAAGACGATGTTTAGAGCTCAAAGGCATGGCGGCGCAAAGGGCATCAGGCAGGTAATTCAATGGGCTAACTCAGAGCGTGGCAAGTACAACAGTCAGCAAGAAACCCTGTTTAATTGTGACTCTGGTATGTGTGGGCAATGAACCTTTACAAATCTAACAAAGTGAGGTTAATATGTGTGAACGGGGCCATAACCCAGCCCTTGAGAATGGAGTATCGCCAGACTCAGATAAACGCAGTCGAATCAGGGGGGATGACCAGCGAAGAGCTCGGGCCTAGCACTCTGAAGGAGAAGATCCTAGACACAGCGATAAACGATAGATACCTTGCGAAAGCAAAAAACGCTACAAGCATAGCGGGTGAGATTCTATGAAGTTTTTAAACGAGGAAGACAAACCAAACTTCCAAATACCTAAACAGCCCAAAGTAAAGCTCAAGCCTGCGCCACCAGATCAGCGGCAGATAGCCGTGATGCCAATCAAAGCATTGACAGACCGCAGACTCTCCGGCGGCTGCGTCAGAGTCCTGGCATTGATATGCAGCTACTGCAACAGAGCTGGCATTACATGGGTTGGACAGCAGCGCCTAGCCGCAGACCTACAAACCAATAAGCAATACATATCGACACAGATAGTCAGGCTTAGGAAACTGGGCTACATTGAGACGCTCGTTAAGGGCGGCAAACATAGCCATACCTCCACAACAAGAGTGATATATAACAAGACTATTAATGCAGAGGATGCGATAGGCTTAGTTAATGAAGAGTCAAGAAGTCCAGATATGATTAATCAAGAGGAGAAGTTCATGGCAGAGATGCTCAGCAAGGCACTTAAACGCTCGCGTAAGACGATTAAATTACCAGTTAAGGGTGAGGCATTAGAAGTGATTGGAAAGGCTATGGCAAGCGTTACCGTAGACCATAACAACTGTGAGGGCATAGTCCAAGAGGTATATAGGAATGTGTTTTTAAAAGAAAAAGTAATAAATGATTTAGATTTGAAAGGATTTGAGTTGATAGCAATGTGTCAGATGACCGACCAACAGCTGCGGCGCGACCTTGAACTCTGGCTGCGGGCGCGCACATCACCGCCAGACAGCATCCTAGACCTAGCCAGGGCGCTGCTCGATGAGCAAAGCAAGGCAGAATAAGGGTTGTATGCGATCCAAACGGTGGTATGCAGGGGCAACACAGGGGTGTATGCCTACAAGCAAAGGCACAGAGGGCTGCTGGCTGGGGCCAAAACAGTCAAAAAACAGAGGCACGTTACCCCTCCCCCCGGTCTGTCACTATGGGCGGGGTGTCTCACTCAATTTTTCCCCGTTATTTTAAAAAAAGGAGCAGCACATGGAAGAGCAATACAAATTACAGCGTGAGCTGCGTAGTGCAGTACTCAGTTTGCTGCGTCAGGGTTTTACCCTACAAGCCATTGTTCATGCTTTAATCGTGGAATCTGAGCGATTAAGCGAAAGCGCAGCAGTCGTGCAGGCAATTAATGATTTCAACCACCAACCGTAGATAGGGATAAACACATGGCATACGATA